GATAATAAATCTTTCATATTGCAAATTTACAAAATAAAATGATAAGTTGCAAAATAAAATTAGTTATATTACATTTGTCAATCAAAACAACAATCGATAAACACTTCGCGGACTATTATTCTTATTATAAGAGAATATGTAAAAAGTATTACAATGGTAGGTACTTAGCCGAAGATATGCTTCACGAACTTTATTTTAAATTATTAGCTGAAAAACCTGAATGTATTGACAAGTATAATAAAGATGGTAAACTTTATATTCTCGGACTATATAGGCTAAGGGATCTATTCAGAAACCGCACACGAACACTTCAGCATATTGATGGAAACACTTCAAGCCTTCACGAAATGTCTAATTATGAGATAAGGGACTTTGCTGAGGAACCAATGGAACTATTACCTATTGATGAAATAAACATTGAACGAATAAAAAATTGTATCTTTGATGGACTGTTAAACCAGGATCACGATATTGAAGTATTTGTAATGGCTCAAATCGAACCATTATATAGAATGGAGCAAAGAACTAAAATAAATCGGAGTAGCTTAAAAAAAGCTTACGAGAATGCAAGAATAAAACTTAAAAACCAATTAAAATGAAAACAGAAAACTTAAATCACATTAAAGAAAACGTTGAACTATTCAGAATGTGGGTAGCTAACAACGAGCATCTTCAAAACTCAATGGATGTATTACAACCAGTTATTGAAGTTTACAACGAAGAGTTCCCACAACAAGCTATCGGACTATCAAACTGCAAGGAATGTTTATTAGATATGTTACGTTGGGCCATCGGACTAACTAAAGAAGAAGTTAAAAAGAAAAAAAATGAAATATAACTATATTACTTATACAACTTTACCTCCAACGTTTGACTGTTATACGAGTAGTCTTATCGGAACATTCTATATTATACTGAATTAATGCAAGACGAATACGAATCAATAAACTTTTGGAATGGCAAAGACTAAAGAACTAACAACTAAAAAAACATTCGGTAAACGAAAGGTCGGTAAGGCCAAGAAATCAATTTGTAAACGAGATAGGAAAACTAAACCAAACAAAGGACAAGGATGAAAATAGAATTAAAAAAGCTAAGCGATTTAAAGCCAGCTCCATACAATCCAAGACAAAGTAATGCCGAACAAGAAAAGCAATTAAAAAGCTCACTTGAAAAGTTTGGAGTTGTTGAACCTATTATATTTAATAAACAAACAGGATTTATAGTAGGCGGACATTTTAGGATAAGAGAATTAAAAAAGTTAGGTTATAAAGAAATTGAATGTGTAATAGTTGATTTAAACGAAGCGGATGAAAAAGAATTAAACATAAGATTAAATGCTAATACAGGAAGTTGGGATTGGGATGAGTTGGCAAATAATTGGGATAGCGAATTGTTATCGGACTGGGGTTTAAAGATACCTGGCTTAATAAATGATAGTGATGAATTTGGAACTGACTTTAAATTACCTGAAGGAGACAAAGCACCGTTTCAACAAATGACTTTTACTTTGGCAGACGAACAAGCCGAGCAATTAAAAAATGCTATTGAGGAAATTAAACGTACCGAAGAATATAAATATGCAGAAACAATGGGTAACGAAAATTCAAATGGTAACGCTTTATACTTAATAATAATGCAATGGGCAGAGCAAAGGAAATAATCGTTAAAGTAATACCTAGCAAAGTGGCTAATGAGTTTGTTAAATTAAACCATTATTCAGGCAAAATAGTACAAAATAGTAATTTACATTTTGGCTGTTTTTTAGATGGTAAATTGCACGGAGTATTAAGCTATGGAAGTCCAATGGTAAAAGCAAAAGTTATTCATTATGTAGAAAATACAAAATGGAATGAGGTTATTGAACTTAATAGAATGGCATTTGATGAATATTTGCCAAAGTATAGTGAAAGTAGATGTATTGCAATAAGCATAAAACTAATAAAAAAGAATGCTCCACATATAAAATGGATATTAAGTTTTTCAGACGCTAATTTATGCGGTGATGGCACTATATACCGTGCAAGTGGTTTTCATTTAATAGGAGTTAATAAAAACACAAGTACCTACCAATTGCCAAATGGCGAAGTAGTTTGTAGTTTAACAAGTTCAGCACATAAAACAAAAGAAAGTAATGGTAAAAGCGGAACTAATTGGATAAAAGAAAATGGAGGTAAAAAATTAGAAGGCTTTCAAATAAGATATATTTACGTAATTGATAAAACTTGCAAAATAACCGTTCCAATTTTACCATTTAGCAAAATAGATGAAATGGGAGCAGGGATGTATAAAGGAAAAAAAATAACTTTAAAAGAAAGACAAGCGATAGAAGCATAAAAGTAATGTGTTAGTATTCCATACTAAAGAAGGGGGGCAGTACCACCCTATCGCTCAAATTAAACGAGAATAAAACGAGATTATGGCAAATGAAGATAACTTAAAAAAGTTTAGTTCTGAATACCAACCTGAAAAAAATGGCAGACCAAAGGGAAGTAAAAACCGAGCTACAATAGTTAAGAAATGGTTAGAGGTAAATCAAAACTTAAAGAATCCTTTAACAGGTCAAGATGAATTTTTAACTCAAGAAGATTTAATTACTTTGGCAATTATCAAAAGAGCAAGGGATGGGAATGTAAACGCTTACAATGCTTTAATGGATAGTGGCTATGGATCACCAGCTCAAACAGTAAATCAAACAATAACTGAATATCCTATATTCCCTGGAATAGATTTGAATGTTGATAAAGACGACAGCTCAGCGGAAGATATTTAAACTCAAAAAAAGGGTTAGAATTGTTCGTGGAGGCACTTCAGCTTCCAAGACATTTAGTATTATACCATTCTTAATTACTCACGCTTACAACGAACCTAATAGCGAAATAAGTATAGTTGCTGAAACCATTCCACATTTAAAGAGGGGAGCATTAAGGGACTTTTTAAAGATAATGGATTTAGTCGGTTTGTATAACGATGCAAGTTTTAATAAGTCAAGTTTAATTTATACGTTTCAAAATGGTAGCTATATTGAATTCTTTAGTGCGGATAGTGAAAGCAAACTAAGGGGTGCAAGGCGTGATGTATTATTTGTAAATGAGTGTAATAATATAACTTGGGAGGCATACTATCAATTAGCCATTAGAACACGAAAGTTTATTTATTTAGATTACAATCCTGTTTCTGAATTTTGGGTGGATAAAGAATTGATTAACGATGTTGATTCCGAAATGGTAATACTTACCTACTTAGATAATGAAGCATTAGATAAATCAATAGTTAGGGAAATTGAGAAAGCAAAAGAGAAAGCTAAGACATCAAAATATTGGCAAAACTGGTTTCAAGTTTATGGTCTTGGTCAAGTTGGTACGTTACAAGGTACGGTCTTTGAGAATTGGTCCATTGCTCCTTCCATTCCTAAGGATGCTGAATTGATTGCTTATTCTTTAGACTGGGGATATTCGAATGATCCAACAGCTTTAGTAGCTTGTTATAAGTCAGGGCAACAATATTACTTCGATGAATTAATTTATCAAACTAAACTAACTAACAGCGATATTATTGATAAACTAATTAAACTCGGAGTATCTGAGTATTCAGATATCATTGCGGATAGTGCAGAACCTAAGTCAATAGAAGATTTAAGGCGTAGAGGTTTCTCGGTTAGTCCAGCTAAGAAAGGACCTGATAGCATACGTGCTTCAATATCTTTATTACAAGAAATTCATTTTAAGGTAACCGAGAATAGCACAAACTTAATTAAGGAGTTAAGAAACTATTGTTGGGATGTAGATCGTGATGGAAATAAAATGCAAGTGCCTGTAGATAGTCAAAACCATGGAATTGATTGTATTAGGTATATGGCACTCAACAAGTTAAGTTCGTTATCGGACTGGATGGACTTTGAATAGATGGCTACAATTTGTAACCAACTGATTTGAATAATGAATATAAATCCTAACCAATGGTTCGGAAAACAAAAGTAAAATTTTAAACGTTATATATATATGATTCCAACTAATGTAAACAATTTAACTATTAAGGAGTTTATCGAATATGAGAATATTAGAACTTCTAGTTTAGAAAACATTGATAAAATTATTCAAATCGCTTCCAGCTTTACTAACATTTCGGTATCGGAATATGAGAATATGTCTTTTAACGAACTTGAGAAAGTAAAGAGTAAAGTATTACTACTTATTAATTCAAAGCCCAACACAAGGCTAAAGAATACGTTTTGGCATGATGGGGTAAGATACAAAGCTTGTAAGGATGAAAAGGATTTTAAGACAAATCAATACACAGCTCTGAAGCAATATGAAACCGATGTAATTAATAACCTTCATAAAATTTTAGCTTTGATATATGTTAAGTGTCCGATATTAACTAAGTATAAGTTTAACTCCGATAACGTAGAACAAATAGGCGATGTTATTTATAATTATGGAAAGGTAGGGGATGTGTACGGCACACTTTTTTTTTACTCCAGCAGGTCCGAAAAATTGAAAGCGGATTTGTTGAACTCTTTGGAGGAGGTGCAGAAGGAGATAGCGATTCACATGGAGGAAGTGAACAAGGAGTTAAAAGCTTCAGGCGTGAATATGGTTGGTACTTTATAATTGATTCAATTACTGGTGGTGATCCATTTAAAGAGGATGAATTAATGGAGTGGTCGATTGCTAGGTTTTTAAATCGTATTCAATATATGAAACATAAAGCAGAAAGTGAACAATTTGCACAAAGTATAAATGAATGAAGTTGAAAAAATATTAGAAGCTTTCGGAACTAAGGTAGTTGAAGATTTGCGTAAAAGCTTATCGGAGAAACTACAGGCAAGGGCAGCAAGTTACAAAAGTAAATATCCTGGCGGTTCATCTAATCCTGGCGATAGTGCTTTAAGTGCTTCAATTAAATACTTAATAGTAGATTCATCTGAGGGCATTAAATTAAATGTTTACTTAAATGATTATTGGGAAGCGGTTGATAGTGGTCGTAAAGCTGCTGGAGTAAGTCAAGATGCGAGAATAGACAAATGGATAAAGAGTAGAAACTTAATACCAGGGTTTCAAAAGAGTAATTTAGAAGATAGGATTGATACTCAAAATAGATTAAATAAAACTAATCGTAAAACAAAAGTATTAAAGAAAATGAAGTTTGCCGATGCTGTAAAAGCAATGGATTTTTTAGTACGAAGAAAATTAAAGAACAAAGGTTATCAAGGTAATCAGTTTTTTAGTTCGGTATTAGAAGATGGAAGGCAAGAAAAATTAGCAACTGATATAAGATTAGCAATGAAAAAAGATATAGAAATAGTTTTAAAAACAAATAGATATGCCGACGGGAATAACAATACTTAGCAAACCAACTGACACGCCTTATTTAGGTTATGTGCCTTGCTACAATAATCAATGGTTTGTTGCATCAAGTACAAATACTGGTCAACCTAACTTTAAATATTATATAGTAGTAACTGATTTTATTACAGGTTATAGTGTTACCGAGAAGTTCTTACCTAATCCAAGTGGCAAGCTTCAATTCGATGCTTCGAAGTTTAGTGAACTATTAATGACTAATTACATTCCTGTTAATGTTTATGGCTTTAAACAAAATTCTAGTATTCGTAAGATACGAGTTAACATTGGTGAGATATACGGTTCTACTTTACCAGGCGCAATTACTTCAGGAACTAATATTGATTACATTGTTTGGAATGGTAGTTTAGAACTATTAA